AATGCGTCACCCACGGTTGAAGTTGGACTATCTACAAAATCAACAATACGGAAAGCAATAGTTGCTGTCGTAGCTGTTGTAGAAGATACTGCACTATTAGAATTACCTGTAGTAGTATCACCTGTAGTTGTAGATTGTACTGCTGCGAAGTTAGTATTCTGACCTAAGTCAGCTTGTGTAACTGCACCGTCCGCTTGTGCCATAAAGATTACATCTGGGTCGTCAACAATATATGCTTGAGCGTCATCTGCTACTGTGCCTGTAGGCCAGTTTTGTCTAAACACTACTGTGCCGAGATTAGGGTCTGTGTAAGTACAACCTACAAAAACACCAACAACACCGGCAGGGAATGCGTCTGCGTTGTTACCTAAATCTGTAACAATTTCAACAGTTCCCGCGGCTACGATTGCAACAACCGAGCCATTGTATATATTAGTTGCATATCCAGAAGCAATCGGTAATAGACGTGTAGAGCCCGCATAAGGGGTACCGCCTATATGGTTTACTGCTTTAAGCCCATAGGGCGTAGCTGTAGTTGCCATGATTGTTTCTCCTATTTATTTTTTGCCCCTTCCGAAACTTTTACCATTTTCCTGACCTTCTGCAAACTTAGGCATACGAGGATCATTTTGATTCAGGTATGACTGGTCAACTGCTTCGGTCTGTGCTCTTGTTTTTTCATTTACAAAAGCTTGTCTTTGGTCCATCATTTCTTGAGGAGCTTTACATAATAATAGACCTCCAATTTCTATGCCTTCTTTAAATTGGCTATTGGGGTCTGCTTGTAATACGACTTCTGGGTGTTCCGAATGCTTCACCGGTTCCCAGCCTTCACGCATTTTTGAAGATACGTTCATGTTATCAGGCTCATTCAATAAAGAAACTCGAATCCAACGATAGGCCCATCCAGCTTTTTTAGTAAACTCTGGAAGGAGTGAGGCAGGTTGCCATTTTTTTGCTACGTCTTCTCTTACTTCAGTATCTCTTGATTCTCTTTTAATTACCTTATCCATTTGCGTTCTCCAATTTAATCATTTCTCGTGCATATTGTTCCGGTGTAAGTTTCAGCTTTTTCGCAAAAGCAACTTGTGTCTTACTTAATCGTACTTTTTTTGGCGCGGTACTACGCGTTGCCGGCGCAACTACATTCGAAGGTTTGCGTTGGGCGGGTTTTTCTTCCGGTTCCAACGAATTATCCCCAAAGTTCTCAGGGAATCGTTTTTGCATCGTTTCATCTATACGACGATAGTATTCGTCACTTGTAGGACTTAACCCACTCCTGACTAATTTTTCATGTACTCCTAAAGCTAATGAAGTCATTTCTTCATCTTTACCAAACCAAGTATTTGTTTCTTGCCATGCTTGCGCTTTTGCGTCTGGTTTAGCAACTTGAGGTTGTACTTGTTGTTGATTAGACTCTACACTATTTTCTACCTCTTGTGAAGCAGTATATTGAGGTTTTAATCCACTAGCTTGAGCTAATTTCATTTGAGCGCTATTCATTGCTCCTTGAGCTTCAACTATTTTCTCTGTGTCTCCAGATTCATAAGCTTCTTTATAATCACGTTTAGCAATTTTAAGCTCGGTTTCAGAGGCGCTAACTAAAGTCTTAATATAGTCTTCCTCACCTGTGCTTAGTGTAGTCTGTAGCTTTTTGTTTTGGTCTGCTACTTTTTGTGCATAAGTAACGGCTTCTTGTCTTTCTCTTTCAGCTTTTTCTTTCTCGCGTCTTTCGTCATGATGCATTTTTTTCAACTGCGCCATGCGTTGTTTAACTCGTTCAGAGTATCCTTCTAACGTATCTCCCTCTACCTCTTTTACAATATCGTCAGGTAGTGGTTCTTTGCCTCGATCTTCAGGAGGAGTATCATCTTCTTCCTCTATAAACAATTCTTCTTGCTTAGGTTCTTGTTCTACTCTTTCAACATCAGCTGTAGATTTTTCAGGTTTGGCTTTTTTGCCTTCATCTAAATCGACTTCTAGCTCTTCCCCTTTCATATCTAATTCATCGGGTATTTCATTTATTATCTCTGCCATCTTTGCTCTCCTATGCGCGCTCGTAGCCACGTGGATCATCCACTACAGCTTCAACCGTGTCGTCGTTAATAATGCGGAATTCTTTTCCGTGTATTTTAATTCTAGTACCTGCATAAGCTCTAGTAATAACGAAGTCTCCTTCTTTACACCATGCTCCTGTTGGAAACCTAGCTTCATCTTGATAAGCTAAATCCCCTAGCTGCATAACAAATAAGACCACTGTTGCATGCTCTTGCATTTGTTTTACAGAATCTGATTTAATAATTCCGCCTTCATAAGTATCTTCTGCTTCAGGCACCATACATAATATGCGGTATCCTTTAACATCAGGTAGTTGTGTAGTAAGTTTAGCTAATGCTTCATCCTCACTTACTTTTTTACCATCAGTGGTAGTTGTGTTTTTAGTTTTAATAGGTGCTCCAGAGCTGGAGACTATAGTTTTGTCAGGGGTAGCTATACTCATTTTTTACCCCCTATCTTTACAACACTGTCCGTAGGACTGCTTTCAAAGTCTTCGTTCTTTTTTTGATGCACTACTAGCATATCAGATATCATCATTTGGACTGTATCAAATCCTCTAACCTGTCCACATGCATGTTGATAACCTCCAAGGTCTGCACCACCTCTAGCCATGTCTTCCGTTACTTCGTTGCGTCTTTCTTTTATCTGGCTGGATAAAAGCATAAGCGTTTCTTTCTCTGCCATTTTAGTCCTTTTTATTAGTTAGTATTGTCCTCATCTTTAGTTTCTTTTATCTCGGTTCTGTCTCTTAACTTTTGCGTATGTGCAATAGTCTCATTACGTAACCTAGATTCTTCTGAGCGCAAAGCAATATCTTTTTCTTTGTTAATTGCTTGTGCTCCTAATTTAGCACCTTCTAGAACTTCTTTAGTTGTTATATCTTTTTGTTGCATTTCAGCTTTAGCACCTATATCAGCACCTTTAATTGTTTCTTGTGATTTAATTCTAGCTTGTTCTAACATCACATCTTTCTGTACTTCTACCGTTGCTTTCTGTTTATCCAGTTCTAGTTTAGCTTTATCTAGTTCTATATCAGCCATCATTTTCTGAGCTTTAGTTTTAGCTTCTTCTTGTTTAATCTGAAGTTCGGCTTGTTGCATTTGTAATACTGGGTCTTGAGCTTGTTGCTGTCTTTCTTCTTCAGAAGCTTTTAGACTACTGTCACCTAGAACTTTAGGTGCAGCTTCAGCTGTCAATCTAGCAACTTCATTCTCAATATCTATTGGTAGTGGCTCATCTATTGGTGGAAGTGGTACACCTAGTTTATTCTCAATTTCTAATCTATATTGGAAAGCAATGTGTTCTGCAATATGAGCTTCCATAGCAGCTTGTATCATTCCTGCTTTTGTACTTTGTCCTACTATCTTTCTAATTAGTGGGTCATCAGTAAATGCCATATGAACTGCGATGTGGGCTTCATGGTCTTGGTCAAGAAATGCTTTAACAGGTTTACCATTTATAATATTCATATTCTCTGTAACAGGACCTAGCTGTTTTATATCATCTTTATTAGGGATGAGTTTCTCTGCATTCTTAACTCCTAGCACATCTAACATTTGTCTATTGAGTTCTGGCAAGTCATATATATCTGGATTCTGTTGAGCCATTTGCATAACTGCTTGATACTGAACAACCTTCTGTGCCATAGTTGCAGCATTAGGATCAGCTACAGGTATAAGATTTACTTTATCGTAGTCAGCTTGTTTAGCACCGGGTGTTCCTGATGCAGGATCATATTGATAGTCTGGGTCTGTGTAGTCTTTAATTAATGTCTTAAGTAATCCAAACTCTTTTTTCATTGAGTAGTAGATACGTGCATTAACTGCCGACATTACTTTGAGTGTTCGTTCTAGTATTGCAAGTGTAGAACCTACAGGAGAGTTAGCTGACATATCAGATACTTTCATATCTGCAGCAGAAGCAAAGCGTCTACCTTCGTCAATAATTTTATCCATTAAAGCAGCGAGCACTTGACTTGGCTCTTTATATGGTAGTGGCATTAAGTTATCACGGATAGTTCCAGATGGTGCGTCAACATCACGCCACTCTGCTGGTCCAATTGGTGTATCATCACCTTTAATACGTAAGCCTCTTGCTTTAAATCCACCTGGGAGATTAGATAATGTACCTGCGTCTACTAACTGTCTTAATAACATTGTGCCTGATTTTGAAAAGCCACCAATCAAATGTATTAGTCCAAAGCAGTAAAATCCAAACCCTGGTATATAACCATAGTGAACAAAATGTTCACGGCGTTTTTTCATACTGTCATCTTGATTCCAATTACGTCTAATTGCTAAAATCTCTGTAGTGCCCTTATCAATAGTAACAACGTAAGGTAATGCTATTCCTGTTTTACCATTTTTGTCTTCATCTTCATAACCTTCTAAATCAAGGTTTACATTCATTTCTAATATTTTGTAGCGGTCGTCATTAGTAGCATCAAAACCCATCTGTTCTGCAATTTTTTTCTCTACTTCATCTAAGTCATAATCTGCTTCACCTAAATCTATATCTTTATAAAAACCTATTTCTTGCAAGTTATGAATTTCTTGTTTTGTTTTACGCATTACATGAGTAATTCGCTCTGCTGTTTCTAAGTTAGAAGCACCATAAGGTACAACCATATCTTCAGCTGGTACAAACAATGACACTTGACGTTCTAATGCTGGGTCATAATAGACTTTCTTGAATGCATTACCTGCTAAACCTAGTCCCCATAACATTCTCTCATGTTCAGGTCGATACTCTGGCATTTTATCCATGAGTTGATAATTCATATTCTCTTGAACTCGTGCTGCTGATTCTAAACACTCAGGTGTTTCTTTACCAATAATAGAAGTCTTCACAGGGCCTGCAGCTGGAAAGGTTTCCATCATTGTTTCAGCTTGGAATTTAACTAATGCTTCGGAGAGTAGTGGGTGGTAGACAGCGCATGCGCCTTCCCATGGTTCAGTACGTTCTTCTATCTTAAGACCAAGAAGTTCTAAGCCATCAACATAAGTTTCAAGCCAGTCTTTTCTAGAGTTTATATCATTAGAGAAATCTTCGAGTAAATCTGAGGATAGTTCAGCTAGATATTGTTCATCTAGTTCTTCAGCTAGGTTTTCAGAAAACTCATCATCATCCATTCTATCTGGATCAATAACAATCTCGTTATCACCAATTCCAATAGTAACTTTTTCTGGGTCTTCTATTTCTATTTCAATAGCTTCTTCTGACTCAGCCATCTCTTCAACTCCTACTGGAGCTGCATACAGTCCTTTATCTATATCTGCCATTATTTATCCTCATTACACTGCATAATATTTTTTATGGTTTCTACCCCTAAACATCACTATATCATCCTCTTCATCATTCGGCAATCGAATAAATCCGCCCTGCCTAAAACGAGCAAGCGCTAAAGTTGTGGAGTCAACCAAGTCATCGTTGGCACCACTAGGGAAATCGTTACATTCTTCAATGACCTCATGCGCCCAACGCTTATCGGGTGCATAAACAACCCCGCCACTAAAGAGATCAGACACAGCATTAACACGGCTAATCTTATCCTGTCCCTTTCCAGGCGTAAATTCTCCAACAGGTATTCCCATTCTTCTAAACTCTTGATATAAAGCTGCCCCATTAGATTTTTTCTCTACAATAAAGGCGTCTGGCTCCCACTCTTGATACTCTTCTAAGCAAAGCTGCTTAAGTTCAGGGAATTCCAAACGCTCCTTTATCGCGTTCAGTAATATTATAGCGTAGTTGTTAGTTTCTTCGTTAAGAAATACACCCCATGTTGTTAATGCATTATAATCTGCTCTATTATTGGCTTCTTGAGCAGCATCGAGTGTCATTATTATAAACTCACACGGAGGTGGGTCTTCTTCTTCCCATATATTCCACCATTCTCGCTTGATTAGTGCTCCTTCTTCCGATGTTGGGTTCTGTAAGTACTGTGCATTCCAATATCGTATGTCTAATGCAGCACGTCTAGCCTTTAATTCTTCTAGTGGCCAGAACTCAGGCCATAATGGAACTTCATTTCCCTTTTTATCCTCTAAAATAGCTGGAAACTCTACTACTTCCCAGTCATCAACATCGTCGTTCTTGGTCATCTGGTTGATAATCTGTCCCGTTAGGTCTAGCTTCGACCATCTCGTCATTACTACTACAATTGCTCCCCCCGGCATCAACCTTTGTAGAGGCCCTGACTGAAACCATTCCCAAGCTGGCAAAAACACGTCGCCTTTGCCCAGTTTGGCATCTTGTTCTGAGTGGGGATCGTCGATTATAAATAGATCTGCTCCACGACCAGCAAGAGCGCCGCCAACACCAATAGCGAAATACTCACCATTATGATTAGTACCCCATCTTGATGCAGATTTACTATCCGCTTGTAAAGAGATGTCTGGGAAAATGTCTTTATAAGGGTCTGAACCCACGAGATTCCTGACCCGACGACCGAAGTTAACAGCAAGATCAGCTGTATGAGATGCCATGATAACCTTCTTTGCTGGGTGGTTACCCAAAAACCAAGCCGGAGCCAGATAGGAAATAAGTTCTGATTTTCCGTGACGAGGCGCGATATTGACGATAACTCGTTTTCTAACTCCTCTTGATATTTCTTCAAATAATTTAGCCAATTTTGCATGATGTTCTCCTACTTTATAGTCAGGGTAGACATGCTTAATAAAGTCTAAGAAGTTTGCCTTACCCTGAGATTTAGTTAAGTTCTTTTTGTATTCTTTTAATAGTCTAAGGTGTCTCTGTCTGTCTTGTTCAGACATGTTAGGTATTTCTCTTTGAAGTAGCTCTAGGTCTTGTTCGTTAATCATCGTCATCTTCTTCTATGACTTCACCTTCTATGACCTTGCCCTTAAGTTGTTCTATTGTCTCTCTTAATTCTTTTTCTAATTCTTCACCTGATTTATTGATGTGTGTAATCTCTGTCTTCTTTTTAAATGCATCGACGCCATCAATCTCTCCTACTGCTTTCCATGCTGATATGCGTTCACGAGGAGACTTCGCCATTGCTGCTTCTTGTAGTAGTCCATTAAGAACTGATAACTTTATTTCTGCTAGGTCTTTAGCTACCATGTGACTAGTTTGATTCACTAAGCCGGCCAAGTAAGCTATCGTCTCATTAGGATAATTTCCAAACTCAGGCTTGAGCTCTGGGTTTTTCATCATCTCTTTTGCAATAGTTTCTGCTGTTTCCATTTCATCATCTGAGGGTTCTATTGCCTCATCTTGTATATCTGATATTACTTTAATTGTATGCGCTCTCATTGTGAGTTCTTCGTCCGGTGACATCTCAGGCAAAGCTTCTCTAGCGTTTTTAGGCAGTGGAATATTGTCCTCGATATGAGGCATTACCACAGTTTGGTTTGATATATTTGAATCTGATTCGTCTTTCATGTGTTTGCTGTTACACCTTGTATTATTTGCAGCGTTGGGCTTTAGTATATCTTATTAGATCAGTAAAAACAAACAGAAAACGTAAAGTAATATTAAATATGAAGAGACAGCGATTAGGCCGAGTAGTGTGTATAGGGTATTCATGCCCCTATTGTAAAAGGTTTTATAATTTCATGTGTAAGTGAGAATCGTTTGTATTAAGTAGGCCCCGCGAACGAGGCCTGAGAGGAGGTACACCATGCTCACTATCAAATAAGCATAGAATTAGTATACCTGGTTTTTGATATTTTTTGCAAAATATTTTTTTCGTATTGAATTAGTAAACTAAGGGGGCGGGTTTCTAAATTTACCAGATTATTTGTGTTCCACATAGTGTGTATAGCACACATGGAGTCCCGTTTGGTTTTGTTGGGGTAGGCGGGGGGTAGGGTAAAAACGCGACGCCTGAAAACCTGACACTATGTCAGGTCATTTAAAATTAATTACCCTATAATTTGCTAATTAGTATCATTTAAGACATAGTTATATCAAGTCGCGACTAATAAACATTAGGTTTATTATGGACGGCTTATTTCAAAGGAGATAACTATGTTATCACTATCAAAGGCGGTTCTTAGCACGCTTAGAGTTGACGCTAAGAGATTTACAGTAGCAACAGAAACAGTAGCAGATATAGCAACAACCATTGCAACAACCATTGAAGGTGCAATACCTTCGAAGTATTTAAAACTTCGCACGGTCGACGGTCAGACCTTGCAAGGTTACAAGGACGAAGTGCAAGCAGTCTTCGATGCCATGCCTGATGTAGCAGATAGTCTCAAAGGCGGTGTTGTTGAAGGGGTCGCAGACGGCAAGTCTTACAAGGACTATACATTCGACCTAGTCGACAACGGCGGTGTCTATGCCATAGCAGATGAAGGTGCAAAGCCTGACCGTAGCTTTACTGCTACGCAACTTCGTGACCTTGACACCGGCAAGCTTAAGCTAGTCGCTAACAAAAAGGGTATTAACAATAACCCTGAAGGGACTTTCGGTCCTAGCCTTCACGCTCTGCTTGATAAAAGCAAGCGTCTTACATTCAACAACTCTGTTGATAAGGCTTGGGGTAGATTGAAGTCTGCGATAGCCAAGCAACTTGGTGATATGCATGGCATTGTAACCCCTGAAGTAGACGAAGTAGACAAGGCAATCAGTCTGGCTACCAACTGCTTCAAGGCTCTACGCAACAAGGCAGAGCTAATGTCTGCTGATGACCGCAAAGGTCTCATGGCTTGGATAACCAAGTCGCAGAGTGAGTTTCCTCTGAAGTAGTAACTGTGACACCCAAGTCCCTGCTAGGTCAAAAGCCTAGCAGGGCTTTTTTTTAATCTTTTTTTATTTGGTCTACTTTGATACCAGTTCCCTGCGCGGGGGCGGACGCGCGAAGAACGACCTGACACCATGTCAGGCGAGGTCATCAGCTAAGAAACTTCTACCTCACAGTAATCTTAGTTTGATTGTGGATACCTGATACCAGTTCTCGGCACGAGGGCGACGACGCAAAACGATACCTGACACCCTGTCAGGTCTGAAAAACCTTGTTCCAAAGTGTGAACTGGGTTTGGAACATGATTTACCCTGTAGAATCAGTTAGTTAGGTGACCTTGTTCCAATGTTCCAACGATTTGACAGGATAAGACATGGTTTCTGAGATAATTTAGTCTACGAGACCTAATTTCG